CCAATCAACTCCTCAAACAAGTCATTTGACCAACTACGATCCTTTGGCAGCCACACACGCCTTGACTCAAACATTGGCGATGCGGAGTAGACGCGGGATACCTTGTCCTTGTCTGGTGTGTATTCCAGTACTGGCAGTCCAGACTTTCTCATGTCCTGAATCAGAGATTGACCACTGGCCTTCTTTTCGACAATGCAGATATCGGGTCTATGTTTCCTGTACTCTTGAGCCGCAATCCTACGAAGTTCAGGATACTCGTATCTACCCTTCATGTTGCCCAATAGGATCAAGTTTGACGTTACCGTCTCTACACCATTCAATTCATTTGTGTCAATGTTGTTGAAGATGCCCCATGTCTGGATGACGCTGTAGTCTGCCGTCGTCCTTGTAGAAAATGCAGTGTCGTAGGTCTGGATGATGAAGTCACATCGTGGTGGTTCATGACCCTCCCACCAAGTTACCCAGTTCTTCTTGATGATGCCGCCTTCGTCTGGCATCGGGTTCTGCATGTAAAGGCTTTCCCAGTACCTACTACCGTTGGTTGCACGGATTTCCTGCTCGTCTAATGCCAGTACTTCATCTGATTTCCACTCTGGAAAGTAGCTTGAACCTTCCGGAAGATCCAGCAATTTTGCCGAGTGCCTATCCAGCCACGCTGGAATACGGATGACATCCCACCTTTTGGAAAATGGGATATCCATCTTCTCTTCCTGCCGTAGAAGCCACCCACAGAGGTCATCGTGGTGGTATCTGGTGTTGATGATGATGATTGACCCATTGGGCATCAGACGAGTACGCAAGCCACTAGGCCACCATTCCTTGATGTACTTACGACCAGCCGAAGAAATGGCATCTTCTTCCGACATGGCATCGTCCAATATGGCGATATGTGCGCCTCTACCCGCGATCTGGCTTCGGACACCAGCAGCGTAGTAGGATCCATTCTTGTTTGTCATCCACTTGCCGGATGCTCGTACGTCCTGCCTTAGATGGACACCATTGAAGACAGTCGTGAACTCTGGCATATCGACAATGTCACGGACAGACCGGCCAAAATCACTTGCCAACTGGTCCGAGTGGCTGATTGTCATGATTTCGTGCTTCGGATTTCTGCCTATGTACCACGAAGGGAACAACTTTGAGCAGATTACCGACTTGCTTGAGCGTGGTGGAAGGAAGACCATCAACCTCTTGATCTTTCCATCGACCACCATCTGCAACTTCTGGGCAATGACCTCAATGTGACGACCCATCTTGAACCCGTCAACCACTTTTGGAGCCATCATCCGGATGTAAGTCAGGAAATCCCTGTTTGCCCTCCTGCTTGCTATGACCCTTAAGGAGCGTTGAATGGTCTCGTAGGCTAGCTGGATATCAGCAGGAACCTCTTCGACGCTCTGAGGGGCCTTTTCTGGCGTTTTAGAGGCTATTGACGGAGCCGACACACCACCAACTGGACGTTGAAGCCTTTCCGAAGCCTCCAAAAGCAGTTCTTCCACTGTCTTTCTGATCTTCTTAGGTCTTCCACGACCCCTTTTAGGGACAATTGGTACTACATCTTGCTTATTTTCTTCTTGATTGTCCTTATTACCACCATCTGTAGTGTCGTTCATGTACTTTTAAAGCCCTTTCAATACTTAGGTTCTCTTAAAATTTTAACAAAAGCCCTTTACAAAGACAAGAAGATATGGTACACTAACGCTCTAGATAGGACGATGGAGATCTATATAGGGTCTCTGTAGTAGTTCTTAGAGATATCTCTTATAGTTTATCTTTTAAAGATATACTATTAGAAGATTATCCTTTAAAGATACATATAAGAAGATATACAAAGAGACGGTTTGTCAAGATCTATTGAGTATTAGCAAGCCTTGTTTTTGAAAATATTTTGGTAGGTGGCCCTTTTGTGTTTTAAGACAAGGGGGCCTTTTTCATTTTCAGCATTGTCAAGCCTTGTTTTTTACTCTGTGTGGGTGGGTGGGGTATTATATATTTGCAAGCTGCGGTTGTCTTTGGGGTGGGGCCTCACGCGCCCTGCGCGCGACCTGTCACAATCAATCTGGGGCAATTTAGTCCTAAATAAACCTGAGATTGCATCCATTTTGTATGTGCTTTCCATGTTACACGTGGAACAAAACGTGACCATTCGCGCCTTGTGGTTATTGTGTCTTTCCTGCCACACGTGTGTCTTTCCTGCCACCCTGCCCGTGTTGCATAAATGTCACGCATCCCCGCCACAGTGTTGCAAGAATGTCACACCTGCCACGCTTGCAGGGATGCACATATGCGCATACCTTTATATGTGAGCGTTTTCAATGGGTTACCACACAACGCAATTTTATTACCTAAACGCGCAACATAATTGCGTGAAAATGGTTTTTTGCGCAATAAAATTACCTGTCACGTTCTGGCATGGATCTTGCAAGCTAGCAAGAACCGTGCCAACTAGACTGTCATAAAAGTGTCACTAAAGCTTCACCCCGTTGTAGCTTGAAATCTGGTCTAATGGCGGTCCCTGAAAGGGGGCGGGGATACGTGCGTCCGGCACGGCCCGCGAACCAGCCCACTAGTGGGCTCTAGACGGAAGGAACCGAAACGATGGGTAAGACGATCAAGGCCGCCGCGTCCGTTATCGATGTCAACGCCAACGCGATGTTCCGCGAGGCCGTCAATATCCAGTCGCGCCTCGCCATCCTGTCGGAAGAGGCCGCCACCGTGCGCGGGCTCCGCAATGACGCGGAATTCAAGCAGTACCTGCTCGCCGCGCTCGCCGCCGCGGCGATGGGCATCAAGCCGCGCAGCAAGGGGTCCGTCGCCATGCGCGAGGCCATGATCGCGGCGGGGCGCTCGAAGCGGAACGCGGAGACGCTGGTCGAGACCACCTTGAACAAGAGGGTCGCCGAGCTGGCGCGCGCGGCGTCGGGCGACGCGGATCCCGTCGCGGCGCTGGTCGCTTCCTTCGCGGAGATCGAGATCGACAGCGTGTCGAGCTTGAAGCGCTGGCTGGCCCCCGCCGTCGACAAGGTCGACCGGCTGATCGAAGCGGTCGGAAAGCTTTCCAACGACGAGGCCGATGCCTTTGCCAGCGCCATCGTGGCGTGGCTGGACAAGCGCGACAACGTGGCGGTCGACGCGGACGCGGACGAGGACGAGGACGCGGACGCCGCGTGACACGGGCAAGCGGCGGGGCGGCGGCGCGCGAAAGCGCCGTCGCTCCCCGTTTGTTTTTTTTCGCTTTAGCTATCACGGCGAAGGCGAAGGCGAAGGCGCGCGCGTGCTTCAAGGCGGCGGCGCTAAACCCACTAGTGGGATTGAGGCGGATATGAAACGGAAGCACGGTCGGAAGGCAAGATGGGATTTCTCTGCCGCCGATGCAAGCCGCATCGGTCGGCGGGTGCTGGAAGCTGCGAAGACGGCTTCGCCATTTGTCGCGTCGCCCACGGTTTCGTCAGAGGTGGATGCGCCGCCCGCAAAGGCGAAGCCGCGCCCCTCCCCGCCCGCCGCTGTCATTTCCAGCAATGCCGCGACAATGGAACGATTCGGTTCGCTCTATGGCGGCGCTTTCTCTGGGGCCAAGCCGCATAGGCTTGTGCGTGACAATGCAGGCCACGGTGCTTGCCGCAAGCTTGTGACGTACAAGATGCGAACGACCGGCGACATCGTCACGGTATGGGTGCGGGTGAAAGGCTCCCGCCCCTCCCGCATCAAAGGCGGGAAAAGCTAAGCCCACTAGTGGGATTAAAGGAAAGGAATAGGAAATGAGCGCATACCAGAAAGGTTATGAAGGCTGGGAGGTGTTCGATAACCTCCCCCGCGAGCAGCGGGACGCGCATCAGGTCGTGTGGAGCGGTTATCCGCACTACACGAACCAGTTCCGCTACGCCACGGGCATGCGGAACATCTCCGACGCCGACGCGAAGGCGATCACGGACCTCGACGGCGGCAAGATGATGCTCGCCGCCTCCGACATCGGCATGTAACACAAAAGTAAACCCGCAAAACAGCCCTGCCATCCCCTTGAATGGGGAAGGCGGGGCTATTGGCGTTTCTGAAACTGAATCGGAACCCACTAGTGGGATTGAGGGCCAAGCCCACTAGTGGGACAGACTTAAAAGAAAAAGGAGACAAAGCGATGGCATTGGAAGTCTGGAACAGCGGACGCATTTATGATCGAAAGGGTCAGGTGATCGTCGCGGAGAAGACGGGAGAGAACGTCTTCTTCTGCGATGCCAGTCGTCGGATCTACGGCATGGCGACGGCGCTTCCGGAGGAGGAAAATGCTCGCGAAACTATCACGCGGG